CGTGCCTGCGGCGGATGCCGTCCGCGACGATGCGGTTCTTGTAGGCGTCGGTGTAGTTGCCCTTCCGGTCTTGGTCGGGCAGGAGCTTCTCGCGCCGCTCGCGCTGGAGCACGTCGCCCTGGTAGTTGGCCTTCTTGGCCTTCGCGCCGTAGTAGGCGCGGGCCGGGTAGGACATGGCATCGGAGACGCCGCTGTTCACCTTCCTGGCGACGCCGCTAATCTTCTGGGACAGGGCTTTCATGATTCCGCTCATGGTCGTGTGTTAGTTAAGCCATCGCCGGGCCGCCCTGCTGCAAGGGGGGCAGCGGCACCTCGGAGAGCGCCGCCGAGGCGGGGTCTTTGGCGAGGTTCCCCTCCGGCTCGGTCACGCCCTCCGGGGCCGGCACGTCGGAGCCGCCGGGGGTGAGGCCCGAGGCGGCGTTCGCCTGCGCCGCGCCCTGCGCCTGCGCCATCATGTTCGCCTGCTGGGCCGCCTGGAGCTTCGCCGCGAAGTCCGGGAAGTTCAGCATCATGTAGGACATGGGATCGAGCTTGTAGAGCATGCCGTCGGCGGCCGCCTCGTCCGCGTCGGGGAAGTCGAGCTGCTTGAGCAGGGTCTTGGGGCCGATCGCGCCCTTGTCGAACAGGGCTTGGGCGAGGTTGATCTGGGTGATCTCGTCCTTCGGCTTGAGCGAGTCGGGCGCGACGGACACGATGAGCTGCCGGTCGAGGTCCTGGTTCGAGAGCGTGACGAACTCCACCGCCTTCGCGTTGCCCATGACGGCGGCAAAGTGCTTCTCGTCGTAGAAGACGTAGTAGAGCTGCACGAGCCAGTTGAACGCCGAGTCCGCGACCTGCTCGATGGCCTGGCCGATGCCGCCGCCGATGCGCGAGCTGTCGTTGGCCTGGTTGAGAATCTGGCCACGCGCGGTGAGGTCTTCGTCGTCCGGCTGGGACACGATACCCTGGATGCCCCACGAGGAGCGGAGGTCGTTCTTGGCGGTCTCCACCTCGTTGAAGATGGCGGCCGGCAAATCCTGGGCCGGGAGCGGCATGATGGCCTTGTCCATGGGGCCGCCCGAGGGGATGAGGATGGGGTTCCCCTTAGCCCGCGCGGTAGCCGCCTGCTTGGCGGTCTCCTGGTTGAAGTTGTCCTCCGAGAAGGCGAACCCGTTGTTGGACGCCCGCACGTTGTAGTCGATCTGCTCAGAGCGGGCGGCGATCTTGTTCTGGTTGGCGATGTTCTGCTCGATGAGGCCGGTCATGTCGTGCGGCTGCTCCTGGAGCGAGAACACGCTGAGGAAGGTGTACGGCTTCTTCGGCTGCGCGAAGTGGTTGCGGGCCTTCGACAGCACGGGCAGCCCCGTGGCCGGATCGACCGCCTCCTGGCCGGTCACCGGGTCGGTCAGCGACTCGGCGTACTTGAAGTACGGGTTGCGGCTCTTGTCGAGCACCCTGTCCTTGAACGTGCAGAACGTGAAGGTGTCGTCCGCGCCCCACCACTCGGTGTAGGTCACCTTCGTCCCCATCTTCCCGTCCACCTGGCCGGCGATGTAGTCCTTGTGCTTCGGGAACATCTTGGCCAGCACCTCGGCGGTCACCTCGACGCGCTCGCCCATGCCGCCCACGAAGTCGCCGTAGGCGTCAACGTACCCGTCCGGGTCGAAGACGAAGTTCTGGATGCGGCGGTTGGAGATGTCCACGTCCCCGATGTCGGCCTTCTCCTCCGGGGAGCCGTAGCCGCCCATCGAGTAGTCGGGCATGCCCTGGGCGTCCACCTTGCGCCAGCCGTACTTGAGGACGCCGAGGTGGTAGATGCTCCACTGGCGGACGGTGAAGGCGAGCTTCCGGCGCAGCACGAGCTGGTCGGAGTGGAAGGCGAGCATGGTCTTCACGGTCGTGGCGATCTTGTTGCCCAGCTCGGTGTTGTCGGCCCACACGACCGGCTCGGGGTTCTTGGCGAGGGACGCGGCGAGGAAGGTCTCCTCGGCCTCGAACTGGAGGTTGGCGGCGACCGGCCCCTGCGAGGTGAGCCACTGGCCGTCCTTCTTCTTGCCGAGGTAGCTCTCCAGGTTGCGCTCCCAGACGGGCTTCATCTTCGCCTCGTAGGTGGCGTACCGCTGCTCGTAGTCGTTGCGAATCTTGAGCAGCTCCTCGTCGGAGAGCGCGAGCGCGAGCGCGTCGTACCGCTCGCCGGACTGGCCCTCGGGGCCGTCGGCGACCGAGCTGGGCACCTTGTTGGTGCCGCTCTCCACGAGGTCGGTGACCCCGCGAATGTTTAAGGAAAAGGGATCGAGTGGGTCTGCCATTTAGGTTAGGGGAGTTTCTATTGGCGACGCGATGGAGAGTGTTCTGAGTTCTGTGCGTCAATCCTACACCACTCTCGTCGTCGCATCGCTAAACGCGCCCCTGGGGATGCCGGCCACGGCCGCCGCCTCGGCACCGTAGACGCCCTCCCGCCCGCCCCGCGGGACAGACCAGGCACCGGCCACGCCGTCCTGCGCCGACACCACCTTCGCGGCCTCGCCGCCCCCGAACCGCTGGAAGCCGATGATGGCGTAGTTGAGCGCGTGGGCGTAGTGGTCGGGGCCGTTGCGCTTCCACACGTACTCGTTGCCGTAGAGCGAGCGGTCGTCCTTGCCCTTGGTCTCCTTCACCACGATCTTCTCGCGGTAGATGTTGCCGAACATGGCCGCGAACTCGGCCCACTCCTCGGCCGTGCCGTTGAGCACGATGCGCCCCACGTCCCGGAGCTGCTCGACCATGAGGGTCATGGTGCGGTTGCGGTCTACCCTGACCTTCCAGTATTCCTCCTCCTCGCCCCACTCGACCATCTCGATGGTCTTGCGATCCTTGTTGTAGTAGCAGAGGAACACGCGGCCGGGGAACTCCTGCTGGAGCTGGCGGGTGAGCATGAGCTCGCCGCCCTGGTCGAACACCGCCACCGCCTTGGGCCACCGCTTGAGGAGCGAGCGCACGCCGTCGTAGGGGCTCTTGGTCGCGGTCAGCTCGGACTCGTGGGCGTAGTAGAACACCCCCTCCCTGTTCATGCAGACGAGGTGCAGGCCGAGGCCCGTGTCCACGCCGATGACGGTGCGGTCGCTCTGGCCGTTGATGACATCGACGCAGTTCCGGAGCACCGCCTTGGGCTCGATGCGGTCGTCGGACGAGACGTAGGGGTAGCCGAGGACGTAGTTGTAGAAATACTGCCGGTCTTTGAGCGGGTCGTTGTAGGCGCTGAGGATGTCGGCCGCGCTCTTGGTGTGGAGCATGAGCTGCGAGACGTGCCAGCCCGAGAACTCGTAGCCCCCGGCGATAGACCCGTCCCACTCCACCCCGTCCTGGTTGAGCCAGCGGCCCTTGAGGCACCGGTCTTCGTGGCTCAGCTCCTCCTTGCAGCCGAGGCAGACGTAGCACTTCCTAACAGGGTCGATGCTGTCGGGCCAGGTCATGACCTGCTCTTTGGAGCACGCCGAGCAGGTGACGTGCCACTCCTTCTTGTCCGAACGCTGCCAGTAGACATCGACGCCGTGGCCGGCCAATGAGGGGTGGGAGAAGTACCAGCGCCAGCCGCCGTCCTCCTGGGCCTGGAGGCGCGTCTCGTACTGGGTGATGACCTGGGGATCGGAGGCGTCCACCTCGTCGTGGATGTTCAGGCCCGACGGCACCATCATGGCCTGCTTCTGGGTGAACGTGCCTCGGTAGAAGATCATCGAGTCGCCCACCGCCTTCTGCTCCACGGTGTCGTGGTCTCTGACCCAATCCATGAGCACGGGGTTCTGGGCGATGATGCGGTTGAAGGAGCCGCCCACCATGTCCTGCACGTCGCCCTGGGTGGGCAGCGTGTAGATGATTTGCCGGCCGAGCTTCTTGGCCACAAAGAGGGACTTGAGCGTGTTGCACACGGTCGCGCCGATTTGCGGCGGCTTGAGCCACGCCTGCCTCGGGGAGAGGTCGTTGTAGATGGCCTTGAGCCAGGGGCGCTTGTCGAAGTCGATGGGCGTCCCCACCTCGTTCTTGATCTTGTTCTGGAGCACCCAGGTGTACGGCATCAGCTCGGCCGCCTCGCGCAGCTCCTCGGGGGTGTACCGCTCCCCGTCTACCTCGATGAGTTCAGTGCTAGCCATAGGTTCGCCACCGCCTCCTCGGGGGTGGGGCCGTCTTTAAAAAACTCTCCGCCACTAGAGAACGCAAACCACCAGGGTTTACCGAAGAAGCGTGCCTCATTGGTCAGCTTCTCGAACCCCTCCCCGCACGCCGCGATGAGCTGGGAGAGACCTGGGATGTGGGTCGAGCTGTCGTCGAGGGCGCACATCGTGCACTCCGCATCGTGCGGGAACCCCGCGTTTTTCAATTTGAGCGCTAGTTCGTATGAGATGGTCATTTGTTCAGCTTCTTAGCGAGTTCCATAAGTCTCGGGTCTACCTCGGCCTGGACGTGGACGCTGACGTGCTTGTCGGGGGCGTAGCTGCCCTTCACCTTGTAGGCCATGTCCAAATACTTGGCCCGCACTGAGAAGTCGGCGTCCTCGTCTACCCGATCCCCATCGACGTAGATGCCCTTCGTGGCGAACAAACCCTCGCGGTGTACCTGCTCCAGTAGGTCGTCCGGGAGGGCCATTTCGATGGCCTTGACCACGTTGGGTTTTGTTAGGTTCTCGCTGGCGATGCTACGGGGGGTGTTCTCGTCCCCAGGCGCGATGTCGTAAGCCTTTTTCGCGGCCTGCGACCCAACGCCGGTCTCGACGTAGGCCTCGACGAACCTGGCCTGCTTGCGGGTGAGTTTGGGCTTGGTCGCCATGAGGGTTTATCAGACGTAGGTGCCGCCGGTGGCCGGTGTGGTGTGGCAGGTAGTCTCCCCAGTACCAGGCATCGGGTACGTTGGCGGGATGTAGTACGGCTGGGGCGTGTAGTCCGGGGTCACCTTGTGGAACACCGCAGCCAGGTGGTCTTTGATGACCTGCCACTGCTGGTCGGTGGGGCAGTCACCGCAAATCTCGGTGAACCCTTGCAGCCAGTAGGTGAATTGCTCGGGGGTCATCTAGGCGTGGGTGATGAGCATGGTCAGGACGGTCTGCGGGTCGCCCGCTCTGACCTGGATGAGCTGGCCGTTCCTGTTGGCGAAGCCACGGTAGTTGCCGTCGGGCTGGCGGATGATGGAGATAACGCTCGCGTCCTCCTGCGGGTTCCAGGCGATTGCCGCGAGCTTCTCGGGGGGAAGGTCTTGGTTCATTCCGGTTTCTGTTGGCTGGTAAACGCTCGCCGCAGTGTAGCAAAGCAGCGGCCGCAGAGCGGGACGCGGCTCGTGGCGGTCAGGTTGCCCATGACGGGCATCTCCCGCTCCCGCACGAACCATCGGGCCTTGCGGCAGCTACCGCACCTTCCTCTTAGCTTCCAGTGCCTCATAGGTTGAATCGGTGTCCTTATCGAAGTAATCGCGGTGCTTCTTGGTCAGGTGCCAGCCCCGGCAGGTCGGGCACTGGTAGATTCGCATGTCCTTGCCCCGCTTGAGTCCGACGAACCTCTTTGCCGTCTCGGCCTCGCGCCGCGTGTAGGTGTTCTTGCCCCCGCACTGCGGGTACTCCCTAGCGCGTGAGGTGCTTCTCAAGTGGGTTCGCGTCGGACTCCTCCCTGGGCAGGGTGACTATCGTGGTGCCGGTCATCACCGCCGCCGACACGCTCAGGGCGTTTCGGACGCTCCCGAGGACGACGTTCAGCGGGTCAATGATTCCGGCCTCGAACATGTTTACCGTACTGCGCGTCCTCGTGTCGTACCCAACAGGAGATGCTAGGGCTCCTGTACCCGGCTCGATTCCCGCGTTCTCCATGATGGTGCGGAACGGGGCCACGAGCGCCGTCTTGAGAATGCCGCCGCCGATGGTGTCGGGCAGGCTATCGGACGCCACCCGCAGCGCCACGCCGCCACCGGCGACCACGCCGCCGTTGAGCGCCTGGTAGGCCGCGCTGATGGCGTCCTCCACCTTGAGGCGTCGGTACGAGAGTGCGCTGTCGGACGGTGCGCCCACGAAGTAGCGGGCGGTCTTGGTGTTGAGGCGCGAGGCGCGGAGCTTGGAGTCGTCGGTGGCCTCGGCCTCCAGCGCCGAGACGTGCTCGCTCACGTCCGCGATGCCGTCGAGGAAGGTGTCGTCCTTGGTGACCACGATGTTGCCGCAGGTGCCGAGGTGCTCCTCCTTGAGCAGGCGCATCGGGAAGCCGCCGGCCGGGTCTACCACGGTCGCGCCCGTGGCTTTCGCCAGGTCGTCGAACCACCAGTCGCGCCACAGCACGGGCATCTTCACCACGATGATGCGGAAGCCGCGCACCATGCGGGTCTTGATGAGGTCGGGCACCACGAGCGGGTCGATGTCGTCCGCGAGCACCACGAGGTCTTTCACGTCCTTCGCGTCGAGCTTGGCCGCGATGTCGTTGAAGTCCGAGGCCGAGGCGATCTTCTGCTTGGAGAGGAGGATGCGCGGGTTCTTCACGCGCACCTGGTTGGTGTTCTGGCCGCTCTCGGAGGCGTCGCACATGTAGGGCGTGAAGAAGCCGGCCCCCTCGACGGTGATGCCGGTGCCGACCTTGTACGAGTCCTCGGCGGTCTTGGAGATGTCCCAGTAGACGATTCCCTTCTGGCCAATCTGTCCGTAAATCTCCGCGATGCGAGCGCCAATCTCCTCGTCCTCGGCGGAGACGGTGGCCACCTGCTTGAGCAGCTCGGTGTCGAAATCCCCTTGCGGCGTAACGATTTGCCGGGAGTGCGCCCGGAGCGACGCCTCGATGAGCGGCAGGCACGCCTCCATCTCGCGCTTGATGTCCATCGGGTGCGCGTCCGCGACGCGCTTGATGCCCTCGCCAATCATGGCGGCCGTGAGGACGCACGTCGTCGAGGAGCCGTCGCCCGAGGCCTTGTTGGCGCGGTTGATGGCCTCGACGAGCATCTTGCGTCCCATGTCCTCGATGGGGTCGGCCAGGTAGATGCTGTTGGCGATGGTGTAGCCGTCGTTCGTGAGCAGGTGGCCCGGCGACTCGATGGCCTCGATGACCGCGTTCGATCCGCCGGTGCCCATCGTCACGCCGACCGCGAGGGCCGTCTTCTCGATTCCCGCCTGGAGGCGGTGCCGGGCGTCTAGGTAGAGGTTGTCAGTTCGTGCCATGTGTTCTGGTTACAGCGCGTTAGGGTACTCGTGTTTGAAAAGTGGGTCGTTGGACTGCAAGGACGATCTAATGTGGTAACTGAGGTAGAGGACGTTGCTGACGTTGCCGGGGAAGTGAACCTGCTTACCGCACCGCGTACACCTCTCAAGGAACCCCTGGTCGGTCTCCCGCACAAGCCGGAAGTCGTGCAGGAAGTTACCCCGGCAGACGCTATTCTGATACCTGCGGGGGTTGAGCATTGGCGCGTTCGATGGCCCGCACGTCCGACCAGAGCACCAGCCAGTAGAAACCGTCACCGCTCGCATTCGGGTACTTGGCGGCGAGCCAGCTATCGAAGAATACCTTGTCCCCCACCGCCGGGTTGAGCGAGTTGAGGCGCACATCCTTCGCAGTCGCCACCACCGTCCCAATCTCCTGGTACGTCTCCTTCTGAGTAGCCACGAACGATTCGTGCGCCAGAGGTTCGATGAGGATGTGGTTGTTTACTGGCTCAATCATTCGGTTTCGTTAGGTTGCTGCGCGGGCTCCTCGGTCGGGAACAGTTCGATTGGGTCGTCGGGTACCACGGTGGCTGGTCTGATAGGTTTTCTCACCTCGTCCTCCACCACTGCGAACGCTGGCCCCTTCAGGTGCTCGACGTACTGTGGGTACTCGGCCTCCGTCTCGCCGCTCAGCTCCCAGAGCCGTTTCACCCGTGAAAGTAGACCCATTTATGAGGCTACGAACGGGCTGGCCTTGGGGTTGCCCGAAATGTCCACCGGGGTGGACTGGATGACGACCTTGAACGCCCCGGCACCGTCCGGGACGAACACGGGGTAGGAGGCGAAGTCCACGTTGTGCTTCTTCACGAGCTCCCCGTACTCCGCGAGGAACGCATTTGAGCGTTCCAGCTTCTCCTGGTTCTCCTGGTTCTTAGCCTCCTCTAGCTTCTGCGCGTCTTCGCTCATGTGTTCTGGTTAGGCTACTTTTTCGGCTAGGTCGCCCGGCTCGTTGATCTTGACGCTGACCCGCGCCGAGGCCTTGAGGCCCACGATGCGGACGAGCTGGCGGACGGCCTTCGCCGTCTCGC